AGATGCTTTGATAGATCAGTTAATCAGGTTTGATTCTGGTGTATTTGATGACAAGGTTGACGTATGCGGCCTATTTGGTAGATACTTAGCATCTATATGGGTCAATAGTGAACCGGAAGAAGAAGTTAAGACTAAAAGAGACTACGGTTTTGATGATGATAATGAAGATAACTGGAAAACAACCTAATGCCAGCTAACGAAAACGCAGAACTGCTTACCAGGCTAGTTGGCTACTTTGAATCATTTGAAGAGGCAACAAGGGAGTCCAGGGAGAAGTCAGAGCGCGACAGGGATTATGTAGATCACAAGCAATGGACGGCTGACGAGCTTGAATCCTTAAGAAAACGCAAGCAACCGCCCACAATAAACAATCGAATACGCAAGAAAATCAACTTCCTTCGCGGTCTTGAGCGTCAAGGCCGGACAGACCCAAAAGCATTCCCGCGCACGCCTCAACATGAGCAGGACGCAGATGCAGTAACGGACGCACTAAGATTTGTTGCTGATAACGCTAGCTTTGATCAGGAAAGGCCAAAGTTCTTTGAAGACTTCATGGTCTCAGGAACGGGAGCGGGCGAGGTTATCGTCAGCAACAACGGCAAAAGAGAAATTGAACTACCCAACATTGCATGGGATAGGTTCTGGTATGATGAACATTCAGTAGAGCTAGACTTCAGTGACGCGAATCATCTAGGGATAATCATATGGACTGATCTTGACGATGCCAAAGCAGTAAAAGGCTTTGATAGTGATGTATTAGACCTGTCTTTTACAGCGGACTATAACGATACATTCAGTGACAAGCTGGTTAAATGGGTGGATTCTAACCGCAAAAGAGTACGTATATCACAACTTTATTACAAAGATCAAGGTAAATGGTGGCTGACCTTCTATGTTAAATCTGGATTCTTAACCGATCCGATTGAAAGCCCGTGGCTTGATGAGGATGAAGAGCCAGAGGCCGGAATAGTCGCGCAGAGCGCCTATATTGACCGTGAAGGCAATCGCTACGGTGAGCCGCGCTTTATGATTGAGCAACAGGACGCTATTAATAAGCGCGAATCTAAAATGTTACACCTTGTTAGTCAGAGACAGACATTTGGCAATAAGAAGTCAGGAATTGACGCAAGAAAAGCAAAAAACGAACTATCTAAACCAGATGGACACGTCGAGATAACAGGGCAAGCACAATACGGCGTTGATTTTGGCGTTATTCCTAATTCAGACATGGCGGGTGGTCAGTTTACTTTGTTACAGGAAGCTAAAGCTGAGATGGACGAGACTAGCGTAAATGCCTCTCTAACGGGTTCAGATCAGGGCGACTCAGGCAGGGCAATACTTGCCAAACAATCAGGCGGACAGATTGAAATCACCCCATTATTTGATGGTAAACGGGCATTTGAATTGCGTGTATACCGTAAAGCATGGAACAGAGTTAGACAATTTTGGACAGATGAAAGATGGATACGTGTTACCGATGATGAAAAGAACGTCAAGTTTGTTGGATTAAACAGACCCGTAACCGTTGGTGAGGTATTGGAGAATGACCCTGAAACGCAGCAGTCTGGAGGGATACCGCCTGAATTCGCTAATGATCCACGGCTACAGCAGGTTGCTAGAATAGAAAATCAACCATCACAGATGGACGTTGATATTATCGTGGAAGATTCACCAGATGTAGCCACGATTCAGATTGAAGAATTTGAAAAACTTGTATCGCTTGCTAATGTGGGGATTACGTTCAAGAAAGAAACCTACCTCAAGGCTTCACAGTTGAGAGATAAGCAGGCTTTACTTGATGCCGAGTCTGGGGAGGATAATCCTGAACTCGCTCAACAACTACAGCAGGAAGCTGAAACAGCCAAACAGTTAGCGATTGAAGGCGAGAGTGCCAAGATTAAGAAAGACAACGCCTCAGCAGCTAAAGCCGTGGCAGACGCAGAAGCGCAAGACCTTGAGAATACAATTTTACGCGCGCAAATCGGAGGTTAAGCGCCTAAAAGATTAGCTATACACGTTTATTATAAATGGGTATATAATAAGTAAAAGTTTATGACTGTAATCAGTCCTCGCCGCCGGAGTCCGGGCGTTGATAGTGCCGCCAACTACAAGGGCGTGGAGTAACAATGAGCGAACAATCTTTAGAACGTGTCTTAGATGGTGAAGCTGAAGAGCCTGTAATTGCAGAACCAGACGCTGAACCAACGGTGGAGCCTGTGGAGCCAGAAGCGAAAGCCGATGAGCCCGCAAAAGATGCGCCCACGGCATCAAAAGACAAGCCTGAAGCAACCATTGAGCAGCAATTAGCGGCTCAGATAACCAAAGCACAGGACGAAAAAGGTAAGAGGCAGAAGCTAAAGCAGGAAAACGAAGTATTAAGGCAGCAGATGGCAGCGAAAAAGCCAGAAGCGCCGGACGCGTTCGCTGAACCTGATAAAGCACTGGAATATGCAAAAGCTGAATTAAGGCAGGAATTTCAAGGCCAGTTTTTGAATATGTCAGAAATGAACGCAAAGGCTCGACACACTGATGACTTTGATGAAATGACTGATTTATTCTTTAGCGCGATGGTTGCTGAGAACCCAGCTTTACAGGCGGAAGCATTAAAACAGGCTGACCCTTACGAGTTTATATATCGTTCTGCGAAAAATCATACTGAAATGGCTCAGTTACAGGAGGCTGGAGGTGTTGAGGGTTATCGCACTAATCTTGAAAAAGAATTACGTGCAAAGTGGGATGTGGAGCAGGCTGAAAAAGCTAAAGCAGGGTTCGAGAAGAAGCTGGAAGAATCAATACCAGGCTCATTGAGTACACAACGGGCGGCAGGTTCGAACAAAGGTGAAACATCCATTGTGAACCAGCCATTAGAAGAAATACTGGAGGAGTAGTATCGCCGGGAGGCAGACACGAAACTCCACCATTGTCGTGAAGACAACGAGGTAATAAAATGACTGACTCAGCAGCAGCGACTGGCTTAACAGTCCAAAACTGGGACGCTAAGTATTTTAAAGAGGCGTTAAACGCAAGCATCTTTAAGCCCTACATGGGGACTAAAGAAAATTCAATTATTCAACTCAAAGAAGACCTGACAAAGAAAAAGGGTGATTCTGTCACTTTTGCGCTGGTCAATAAGTTATCCGGTGCAGGCACAGAAGCAAGTGCGACACTGGAAGGTAATGAAGAGGATATGGATTCCCGCAGCTTTAAAGTTACGATTACTCAATATCGTAATGCTGTAAGAATTCCTGTGCTTGAAGAGCAGTTCTCTGCAATTCCATTGCGTGAAGCGGGTAAATCAGTCTTGATGGATTGGTCTATGGAGAAAGTTCGTGACCAAGTTATCACTGCTTTAGGCTCTATTTTAGGCGTGGCTTATGGCTCTGCTTCAGAGGCTAATAAGGACATCTGGTTAGCTGATAATGCAGATCGTGTATTGTTTGGCGCGGCTGTGGGTAATAATGCAGCTAATGACCATTCAGCAGCGCTTCTAACACTTGACAATACGGCTGATAAATTATCAGCGTCTGCATTGTCACTGATGAAGCGTCTTGCTAAGACTGCAAGCCCTAAAATCCGTCCGCTTAAACCACGAAAAGGTGGTGTAACCAGTGATTCTTATGTCCTGTTTGCGCCTTCGCTATTAGTTCGTGACCTGGCGGCAGATAGCACGTTCACACAGGCTAACCGTGAAGCTCGCCAGCGAGGTAAGTTAAATCCTATCTTTGCCGGTGCTGACTACATCTATGACAACATTGCCATCATCGAAGTAGAGGATATCCCTGTTATTTCCGGTGCTGGCGCTGGTGGTATTGATGTGGCTGGTTGTTACTTATGTGGCGCTCAGGCAGTTGGTTATGCAATTGCTAAACGCGCTCAAACTAAGGAGGAAGAGTTTGACTATGGTGATAAACAGGGCATTGCAGTTCGTCACTGGCATAAGATTGAAAAAATGCTATACGGTAGTGGCGCTGCAGACACTGATGATCTTAAAGATCACGGCGTATTCACTGGTTACTTTGCAGCCGTGGCAGACGCTTAAGTCTTAACCTAACTGGGGAGGGTAAAGCCTCCCCTCTTTAAGGAGGTGATCGTGAAGTTTATCTATCAAGGGAGTGGGCTTAATAACTACTATGGAATCAATGCGGCCAACGGTGATGAAATCGAGGCTACAGAAGAATGGATAATTTCAAAGATGGAAAACCATCCAGACTTTAAAGCTAAGGCCGCACCAAAGAAAAAGGCCGTGAAAGTTGGCAACTAAAGCGCAAATTGCGACAAGAGTACTGCAAAAGCTCATGGTGTTAGAGCATGGCGAGACTATGGATAGCGGCGACCAGGCTATAGTTGAAAGCGCTTATGACTCATCGTATGGGCTTTTAGATAGCCAAACTCTAGTCACATGGGGAAGTGGCGATGATATTCCCGTAGAGGCTGAGTTACCTGTCATTGATTTTGTGGCCGATAAAGTTAAGGGTGCTTTTCAAATCCCTTTAGATGTTCGTCAATTGCTCCCTCTTGAATCTTTGAAGGCTGAGCAGGATTTAGCTGTACTAGCTGCACCTGATTATGTCTCTGATACGGTGACAGCAGAGTATTTCTAATGGACATACCAATAGTCACAGCCCTAAGTATTGAAAAGTTCTCAGGTGGTGCTATTACTATTCCTGTGTCTATGGTTACTAATATGGTCTTTGGAAAAAGGCCCAGTGGTAAAATATTCGCAACACAAAGGCCGAGCGTTAATATATTTGAAGATGCTTCCGAGACTGTGGCTGACGCTAAAGGTAGGGGCGTATATTATTGGGGGGGCGTTGGTGCGAGGTATTTTGTAAATGACGATACAATTTATAAAGATTCTTATTCAGCACCTTTAGCAGTAAATTTAACACCAGGTACAGAGCGCGTTGAATTTTTTGAAATAGGCGACTACCTTATTATTTT